CGTACACACAAAACCGACAAGAACAATAAATTACAGCAATTTATCAGTAATATTTTAGCCACGCCTGGCTTTCGAACAACGAAAGACCCAAATGGTTACGAATACAACATTGAAGAAACCCGAATGAATACGGACCCCTTCGTGCGTAAGAGCATGAAACTATGGAGTTCACAAGTATACGAATCAGTTCGAGGATATTCAAAGAAGGCGAACATTGACTTTACACTGGACACACTCGCTCAGTATGGCAATCTTGAACAAAGATGGAATCCACAAAGTCGCGAAGAGCAAATGGCTCTTGATGAAGCAGTAGCTGACGCAAGACGCATATTTACACCTCGTGAAAAACTTCATCGCTATGCACTACACACAGTTGCAGACGAGATGAATTTGGATTCAGCTGCCGGATTCTCTTATCCTAATAAGAAGAAATCGGAAGTAGTTGAAGAAGCTTACGACGTTGCAAGTTACATCCAGCACATGGGACAGAAGAACAGGTTCTTCTACATCCCACCTTGTAAACTGGCCTCACGCGGGCATCTGCACGCTGAGAACGAGCCAAAGTCACGCCCAGTATGGGTATTCCCGTTTGAATGGACCATGCTTGAAGGTAAATGGGCTATGCCCTATTACCGCTTCCTGGAGGAGCAAGTCGAGCAAATCCACTTCGGTGAAAATTCAATGATGCGTTTGGCAACACATTTGATGTCTGATCTGGCAACACACAATGAGAATTGTGAATTGACCTTGGATTGGTCGCAATTTGACGCCCACGTCCCTAACTGGCTAATAGATATTGCATTCGATATCTTGTATTCCTCATTCGATGAAGAATACGTTGATACGGGTGACGAGCTGATCTACACTGGACCGAAGGGTGCAGCGATGAACGCTCGTTTATTCACACACATGCGTACATATTTTAAGAAAACTAAAATTATGTTACATGATGGAACCATTGTTGCTAAGCAACACGGCATACCATCGGGATCGTTTTTTACTCAAGCGATTGGCAGCATTGTGAATTACATAGTAGTGAAGTTTTTCAACTATTTAGATGGTTGGAAAGCGGTGAGAAGTAGAGTATTGGGAGATGACAGTTCTCTGTTGATTCCAAACTTCCACTACGCAAGGATAAACCCTGAAAAGATCGCGGCTACGGCCAAGAGACTTTTTGGTTTTATCTTGAATCCAAAGAAGTTACGGATAAGTACTTCCTCTCAAGGACGAAAGTTTTTGGGATACTCCGTTGAAGGCTTCAGATTCATCCGAGAGGATGAGGATTGGATTAAAATGGTATTGTACCCCGAAAGGGATGTTCAATTCCTAGAGCAATCAGCTTCTAGAGTATTTGCTTACTATATACTCGGTGGTTGTAACTCCGAAATCTACTGTTCGTTTACTCGACGGTACTTTCGACACTATCCACAAGTGCTTCAAAGTTACTTGCCCTTGACGAGGGGACTGAGACGGCTCCTAAAGTATGTCATCCAACAACCGATGACAGGCTTCACTCTTCCAAGTTTGGCCGATCTCGATGTAACGAGAATCCCTTACAACTTCTCCTTTGGAGACGGGTTGTATCGGGCCTAGGTTAATCGGAAAAACCTAGAAATTGTTTAAAGTTTGAAAAGAC